TATTTGAATGATATTATTTTCCATAATATTATAATTACGGAAAAAAAAAGATAAAAAAAAATCGATTTCACTAATTGTCTGTAACAAAATATAAAAGACAAAAATAAGGACAACAACAATGTCAAAAATGGAGAAGAAACGGTGCTTTTATTGCAATTCACATAAGCACACAATCATGAATTGCAAATTAGATGAGATGTTATTTGATAACATCTTATCTAACATGGAGTACCAACAACAATTCCACAAATCGTACTTGGATTATACAATCGCGGTAAAAAAACAATTATCACTACTTACAAAAGTAAAATTACTTCGCATATGTTGTATTTTGCTTAACAAATATACACTACCTTACATTGATGATAAATATATAAATAATCCAGAAACATTCAATGAAGAAAAGTGGAGGGTAAGCCGTTCATCGACATTCATTTTACGTGATAATATTTATATAAAAAATAAATGTGAGTTGATTCTTTATATTGAAAGAATTATGGATTGGAATAACATGGTTCAAGGGCGATTAACAGTAATCAAACAAAAAAAAGAGGCACTGCAAAGCGATTGTAACGGATGTCCTGTTTGTTACAACAGTCTTGGAGATGTTGGTACTACGACATTACATTGTGGTCATAAATTATGTACAAGTTGTTTTTACAACATAATTACAAGAACACATAGTCATTGTTGTCCATTGTGTAGAAAATCAATTTAAAAAATAATAGAAAAAATAAAAAATGAAAAAAAACATAAACATTGGGACATAAAATAGTTCGCCTCCACGTGGTGTGTCCTGGGTTAAAAGCTAAATGAACTTATCCCCCTTTTAGCACAGCAAGATGCTAATTGTCGTCGGTCTAAAATTTTAATTAAATCATTTGTGTGCGATTATACCATTTGTGTAATAATCTCCAGCGGTTATATAATAAAAAAAAATATATATAATTGTGATAAAGTGGAGCACAAATACCCCCTGACCATACACTGGGTGAGAGAGTATGGGGACTACTATACTTGGTCCAAATTAGGAAAACAAAAATCCATTTAAAGGTGGTGAGTTTTACCTACGTTAAGTATAGTTGATGATGTGGTAACACTTAAGTGGCCTTCATCAAATACGAAAAGTTAATAGATTGTATTTTATTATACGATTGGTGTCTGGCCAACATTAAATTGTATAATAAAATACTATTTATTAAGGTGATTAGTATATAGCTAGTTAAAAGTTTATTGAAACCTTTCTTTTAGAACATATTATTGTTTAAAAAAGGTTTCCAGGGGACGCCCTGTTTTTTTTATATTTTAAATTTGCTAATAAAATCATCTTTTGTAAAAATAGGTATTTTCATTTCAACTGCTTTTTTTGTCTTATTATTATCCTCACTTAAATCTTTCACAACAACAGCAAATGTTTTTGAATTTACAGTGTTACTTATTTTAACATTGTATTTATCTTCTAATTTTTTCATCATTTCTTTATCTTTAAATCCAGTAAATATGATGTTTTTTTCAAATAATACATGATCACTTTGTATTTCTTCATGTGTTACTTTTTCCATGCTTGGTTTTAATTTATCATTTAAATTACATTTTTTCATAAAATCAACAAACTCGTCTTTTTTACTAATAAAATCTTTCGATGTTTTTATAGCCATACCTTTTACGGATGATAAACGTTCTTCCAATATAGATTTTTCAGTAGTTTCTACTAAAATATTTGGATAAGATTTTAATATTAAATCAAATTTTTTCTTTCCAAATCCATGACCAAATATATTAGATGCTGTCATAAATTCACTTAATGTAGATGTTTCTAATTTATCTTGAATACTATTATATATATTTTCTGCTGTTTTTTGTTTAAAACCTTCAACTTTTAATAAATCAGCAATAGACATTTTTAGTATAGATGGAACATTTGTATAACCACTATCTATAATACGTTTAACATTACCTTCACTAACTTGCTTAACATTTAATGTTGTAAAGAACATTGTAATATTTTTTAATAAAACTGTTTCATTTGATTTACTATCTTCTAAAATAATATCAATATGAGTATCATTCCAGTAATATTTTTCATTTGGAAATTTAACATGTTCAGCAGGTTGTATTACATCCATAATATATGGAATAACATCACCACTTCTAATAATTTTTACAATTGCACCAATTCCTAATTTTTTCTCTTCAACAAAAGCAGCGTTAAAAGCAGTAGCATATTCTATTTTTACACCACCCAAATGTATTGGTTCTATTTGTATTTTAGGTTTTAAATAACCATCTTTACTAGGACTCCATAATACATCTAATATTTTTGCCTCTGCTACTTGTTCTGTTAATACCATTTTAAAAGCAAATGCATGTTCAGGATTTTTATCTTTACGTTCATATATTTCATTATTACATATAATAATACCATCAATTTCATATTTATAAGAATCACGTAGTGAAATAAGTTGTTGAGATAAAATATCATTACTAATTTCATTAAGATTTTTATTAATAACACAATTAAAACCATTTGCTTCTAAAAATTTCATTTGTTCGTAAGGTTTTAATTCAGGTTTAATAACTTCATATGCTACAAAATCAATATGTTTCATTTTATTTTTATTAATACGTTTTGAATTAATTATTCCTGAAACAAAATTTCTAGGATTTGAAAAATCATTCTTATAATATGTATCAAATGTTTCCTTTTCTATAATAAATTCACCTCTAATAACTGCATCAGGTATATTAGGTAATCTTAAATGTGGGATAAAATGACTAATATTTTGACCTACTTTACCATTACCACGTGTATATAATTTTTGCTCTAAATTATCCGTTGTATATAATCCACTAACACCATCTAATTTTGCGGAAATAACATATTCACCTTTGTATTTTTCTAACCATTTTTGTAAAGCATCTGTTGTTGGTTTTATTTTATCCATAGAACCCATGAAATATGGTAAATTAACTTTTTCCTTACTTTTAATAGGTGCACCAATATCATCCAACACTTTATTATTTGGATATTTCCTTTCAAAATATTCTTTTATAATATCATATTCATTATCACTCATTGCAGGTGTTTCATTATAATACATTTTATTTGTATGTTTAATTAATTTAACTAAACTATCTTCACTTGAAGATTCAATCACTTTAATTCCATCAGTTTTAAATAATTCAATTATTTTTTTTGTTGTTAAAGATTTAACCTTTTTTGGCTTTTCTTCCTTAGGTTTTTTTTCTTTAGGTTTTTTTTCTGTCTTCATTTTTTTCGATTGTTTTTTTGGTGTATTTTCTTTTTCAATTTTCTTTTTTTTACTTTTTTTTATTTTAATTTTAAAAGTAGGTGTACCTTCTTTTTTTATTTTTTCAACATTAGGATTTTCTAGTATTTTATTTTCAACTTCTTTATTTATTTCTTTAATTATTTTGATCTCAGGCGTTTTAGGTTTTATATATTTTATTGATGTATAATCTTTTCTATTTTCAGGTTCAATATATTCTAAATTTAAATGATCAAATATGTCTTTTTCACTGTCAAATAATTTATCTATTTTATCACTTTTCTTTTTGTTTTCCATTTTATATAATCCATGTTCATTTAATGATAAATTCATTTTTAAAGCATGTCCTCTCATACTAGTATTAAAAGCTTTACTGCCTGTAAAATATAATACAGCAAAAGCATATTCATTATTTGGACTGTATAAAAAATCTATTCTTCTTGCAATCTTTCCTTCACCTGATAATGTGCCAATTGCCATAGATTTTGTGTTACCTTTACTTAATATTTCAACTAGTACATTTTTTTCAACTAATAAATTAATAAAATTGTTAAAAATAGAAATATCGTTATTTTTATTTGTTATTATAACATCTATATCACCTGAACTGGTTGATTTTCTTCTATAACTCCCAACAATTTCAAATTTAGAATTACCATCATTTACTTGTTGAAAAAATTGTTCAAAATATGTTTCAAATTCAATTATTTCTTCACGTGGTATTCTTTTTTGAAGATCTTCATAATATTTCAAACCTTTTTGTTGTACATTATTTAATTCAGTTAAATTATTACGTAATTCTTCAATAGTAACAATATTTTTTTCAACTAACTTTTCAGCTTTCTTAGGTCCAATACCATGTATTCGTGTAAATAAATTTACAGGATTTTTTTTCTCTTTTTCTAAAAATTCTATTTTGCCTGTTTCAACTAATTCATTTAATTTTTTTAAAACAGCTACACCAATTCCTGGTTTACCTTTTACTTGATCTACATTTGTTATTTCTCCTTCATATGCATAAATTGTTTCTTCAGCTTTTTTGTATGCTCTTGATTTAAAAGGATCTCCTTTTCGTTGTAATATATCACTCAATTCACCTAATACAGAAGCGAAAGATTTATTGTATGGTGGTTCAATTACTACACTCATTAAATTAATATATATATATTTTTTATTATTTTTATAAAATATATAACTAATGATTAAAACAAAAAAAATAAATAATCACGTATATCTCGATATAACTACAAAATAGATTGTAATTATAATTATATGTCACGAAAAATTCCTTTTCATAATATTTAATGGTATTATTCGTTTATTTTTTAAAGCGTTCATACCGCTTGTTGTGAAATCTGTTATAAAACTATTAAATGCGCATTTAATCAAAGTCCCATTTATATCACTGTAAACAATATTTTTGATTTTAAAATTTTTCATTTCTTCATGACACATTATACATGGAATACTTAAAGTATATTTTCCATGCGCATCACATCTAACGACATATAATGTTATTTTTATTTTATTTATATTTTTTATTTTTTTTAAACATTTATTTAATACATCTTGCTCAGCATGACACGAACATAATCTGGAATGTTTTGACATTTTGTAATGTGAATTAAAACCTCTTGCTATAATTTTTCCATTTGATACTGCTACACAACCATGTTTTTGCGTCATTGATGATTTCAATGCTTCAAAAGCAGCTGCTGAAGCAAATTTTTCATCACTGACACTACATGGCATACATAAATTCATAATTTATTTTTATTTATTAATATCGACAATTTTATACTAATAAATTCAATTTTTTTTTAAATTAACTCCAAATTGATCCCCAGTCCATTTTACCAAATGCTTTGCTAAAATTTTTTGCTGCGTCTGTAAAACCATTTTTCATAGAATTAACTTTAGGTTTTACATCAAATTTATAACAATCGGTTTTAAACAAGTTATTAAATGGCTTAATAATACTTGTACCTAACATATTAAGTCCAAATTCAAGTGGTAATATTAGTAAATAATAAAATGGCAATGTTATTGCTAAAATCAACATGGATATTACCCATCTAATTGGTCCTGGAATATTTTGTGTATACATAGTATTTAGTGCAGCTTTACTACCGTGATACATGTAAACAGGCATACAATTTGGTAAACTTATTATTTTTTTTATTATTTCAAATAAAATTAATGCAATTTGTACAAATATATTTCCTAGAGCTATAAAGAAACCTGCCATTGGTTTAATAATTCCATTGTATATAATTACACCTATTTTAGCAATTGCGTTTCCTACTTTTTTGAAAAAATCTCCTATTTTTTTTATCATATCTACAATTGTAGTTTTAATTGAACCTATTTGTTTTAAAGCATCTCCTACTGAATTAGCTAATGAAGTTACACCTTTAGCTACTTTACCTATTGTGTTTTTTAATCCTTTTTCAATTGGACTAATTATTTGTTTACCTATTTTTTTTGCTTCACTTTTTATATTAAACCCTTCAACTTGTTTTTCTTTATTATTATAATAGACAATTATACTTAAAAAAACTATCAGAGATAAAATTAATATTACAAAATTATTTGAAAGTTCCATCTTATTATTAATATGTAATATATTAATATAAAATTTTTTAGAATATCATGATGTATAATTTTTATTTCTAATTATTTTAATATTTTACCTAAACACTGATCTTACCTTTCCAACAGCCCTTCTTGCCCCACCTGCTGCTTTATTTGCAGCACCTGCAGCAGCAGCAGCGGTTGCTCTAGCTGCTCGGTCTGCTTCTTCTTTAGCTTTCTTGGCAGCTTCAGCAGCAGCTTTAGCAGTAGCAGCAGCGGCAGCTTCAGCAGCAGCTTTAGCCTCTGCAGCAGCTCTTTCAGCTTCTCGTTTAGCAGCTTCAGCAGCTTCTTTTGCTATTCTTTCAGCTTCTCTTTTAGCAGCAGCGGCAGCTTCAGCAGCAGCTTTAGCAGCAGCAGCAGCTTCTCTAGCTACTCGTTCAGCTTCTCTTTTTGCAGCTTCAGCAGCAGCTTTAGCAGCAGCCTCCACAGCAGCAGCAGCTTCTCTAGCTAATCGTTCGGCTTCTCTGGCAGCCGCTTTAGCAGCTTCAATAGCAGCTCTTAGTGCTTTTTCTGCTGCTTTTAGCGCCTTTTTAGCTTTTTCAAGTGCTCTTAGTGCTATTTCAAGTGCTTTTTTAGCTTCTTTAAGTGCATACTGAGCATATTTTAAATTTTCAATAGCTAGATCATACATTTTTTGTGCCTCTTTAAGTGCATACTCAGCATATTTTAATCCAGCTTCAGCTGCTTCTTTAGCTTTTTGTAGAACCATTTGTTCACCCTTCAATTTTTTGGCTTCTTCATCTTGTCTTTTATATTGTGTAACTACTTCGTTCTTTAATTCTTCTTGTAATTGATTATCTAATTCTATATCATTTTCAATATCTTGATTAATACTATTACTCATATTTAATATATCTATAGGAACACTCATCATATTATCATTTTTTATTTTATTAGGTTTTACTTTTATATTATTAACATCATCTATTTTATCATATTTAAAAGTAGTATCTAGTGGTTTAAAGTTCGGTATAATACTACTAATAGCATTTTTCATTTTATCTAATGGTTTTTTAAAATTCATTCTTGTACATTTTTCTATGTAATCAGTTTCAACATTATAACCATAGTAATTATTTAAAAATGATACTACTGGTCTTGATAATACATAATTAATATATATTATTGTGTCTAAAATTAAAACTATAAAACCTGGCAATTCTGGTTTAAGTTTTTTTTCATAAGCATGTTTACAACCTATATACGCATAAGCAAATACACAATTAGGTATTTCTAATATTTTATTAATAATTATTAATAATATATCAACTATTGATGTAAATATAACACCTAGACTTTTAATACTATTAAATACTGGTTGAACTATTGAATTAGTTATATTTTTACCTAAATTAGAAAAGAATTCTTTCAATTTATTGAAGAAATCTAATATTACATTTGGAATATATTTCAGTTTTTCTATCGATTCTTTAATTAATCCAAATAATTTTTCAACATATTTTTTTACTACATTATATGGTTTTAATACCGTATTATTTAATAAAGATTTAATTGTATTATTTAATTCTTTAATTAAAGGTCTAATTGCCATTCTTATTAATCCTCTAAGTTTATCTAATGCTAAACTTCCTATAATCCCCTTTATTTTATTAACAAAATCAACTAAAGAATTTTTTGTAATATTTGCAGCATCAACAACAACACCACCTATTTTTGTTCCTAGATCAGTTATTGTATTACCTAATTCTCCTATTTTATTTGTATATCCACTAATTTGATTACCATAATTAGCTATATCATTTTTAAATCCACCTATTTTATTTGCATATCCACTTACTTGATTTGTATAATTACTTATTTCATTACCATATCTAGTTACTTTATTTGTATGATCACCTACTTGGTTTCCATAATTACTTACTTCGTCTTTATATTTATTAACTTTATTCTTTAATTTTTTAATTTTTTTATCCCATCCTCCAGTAAATCCTTCTTTTTTTTTTATACCTAATAAAAAATACACAAAAGACAACAATGTTAAAAAAATATTTATGATAGTATCTTTAATATAATTTAAAATGTCATATATTTCCATAAAAATAAATTATATTAAAATGTTATTATATTTTTAATATTTTAAAAAAAATCGTCTATTATTTGAATTTAAAAAAATTCCATTTGTTTAAATTCAAAACCTCAATTTTCCTGATAATGATATTTTTGGCGGTGATGGAGTTTGTGTTACTGCTTTTGTTGGTGCTTTTGGTAACATGTTGCCAGAAAACATACCCCTTACTTTTCCTGATAATGAGGCTGCATGAAGAGTTTCCCAATCACCTTGAGAAGCTACTAGTTCTTCATGTTTGATTAATGCTTCTTCAGCATTGTCTGCGTATTTAGCTGTTGTATTTGAAACATCATTTAGAGTAGATATTGTATTACTATAATCATTAATTTGTTTTATTTTTTTACTTTGGTGATCAATTTTTTTAGTAATAGGATCAAGTTTAAAATTAAATTTTAAAGGCTTAAATTTTGGTACTAAACCAATAATACCATCATTTATTCTATTTATATGTTTATTAAAATTAATTGTCATACATTCACCATTCCAGTATGATTCTAATATTTTATCCATATTTTGGCCAGTTAATATTTGATTAATTATTGATAAAGGATATAAAACAATATAATAGAATGCTGTATATGCAAATCTCAATATTGCGATCCCAATTTCTATTATAAATATCAACCATCCAGGTAATATTCTTTTACCAACAGTATCATAATATCCTTTTGCACCATAATAAGCATATACTAGTATACATTTTGGTATATCAATTATTTTTTGAATTATTACCATTAAACAACCTATTATACCTCTGAAAATTGTACCTAAATTGGTAAATGAATCAAATATAGGTAATACAATTGCATTAGTTAGGGTTACACCAAAATTTTTGAAAAATTCAATTAATAGTGTTAAGAAAGAAGTTAAATAATTGGGTATTTCTGTTAACGAAAATAATATATGTCTAATTTCTTTATTAAGCATTCTTAAAGCATCATATATTGGTTTTGTCGATTCTGTAATATATTTATTCAAATCATCTAATATTCGTGTTTTCATTTCATCTGCTAATTCTATAAATATTTTTTTTATGACATCATTACCAAAATCTGTCATATATCGTGCGAATCTTTCAGCTTCTGCTTTAGCTCGAGCTGCTGCTTCTGCTGCGAGACGCTTAGCTTTATCAGCAGTTGACTCGAACCAACCTGAAGCTTTTTTAAACAAATTACCTTCTCTTATTGGTAGAAATCCAAAGAAAAAAAGAATAAAATAATATAATGAATATATTTTTAAAAATATTCCTAAAAATATTCTATCTAATTCATGAAAGAAATCAATATATGATATCATATTTGTAGTATGATATAATA